CTGACTATGAAGGAGTTAGAGATAGTATCTGAGCCTATGAGGGGATTCCTTAATGAAGCACATATTCTTATTTGGTTGTCTGTATTGCATGATGAATTTGATTTCGGGAAGAAAAGACTCAATCAGGCCATGGATAGATTTGAACAGATATATGAAGCCATAGATGATGGGTTTGCAGGATATAGTGATTATGTTGAATTGCTAAAGAAAAAGATGAGTCGCGTCCTCAAAGCAGAGTACATGGTGAAAGATGATCATTGGGAACGTAGGGAGGATAAATAGTAAATGTTGATTGACAAGAGTACGAATATTCCACTGGAAGCCTATACAGATAATGTCCGGAGGATTATTGAAAGAACATCGCTCCCCGATTTTGCACAATTTATTCATTCAGCAGAGATTACGGAAGCTGACCTTGAAACAGCATATGAAATCTTTGCAAGTGAAGAAATGCCACTTGAACAAATGGCAATACGCACAGCATTAATAGAAAGGAGAAGAAAGAGAGATGAGTAAGTGGATACCAGTTGAAAGACAGCCATATAATGGACAGCGTGTGCTTTTATCATTTGCAAATGAGAAGCAGAATCCACTTGTAGGTACTTGGAAAGTAGATGATGAGGGAGGAGCTTTTTATGCTCCATTTACAGGCAGAACATATGCGTCTTTAGGCTATTTCGTAAGTGCATGGATGCCACTGCCGGAACCGTACAAACCAGAGGACATAAAAGAAGCACCTTGGAAAAATAGAGCATTAGGTAATTTCATGAAAGGAGCAAACAGATGATTAATCCATGCGTGAAATGTCCCGAAAGAGACCGTTGCGAGGGAATGAATCAGCCATGTAAGCAAGGTAAAGCCTACCAGAGATGGAAAGCCGGCTGCAAGAGAGTGGCGGAGCATACAAAACGGGTGAATAAGAGGAAGAAGTAAATTATGAGTCACGAATACAAAATATTAGAACAAATGCTTATCGAAGGGAAGATAAGTCGTCAGGAATTTAAAGAGAGGATAGATGCCGAATATAATAAATTAGAGCAGGAGCTTATGAACGATGAAATCACACCGGATGAGCACATTGAGAGATATAATGCTTTGATGGAGCTGGAACCTCAGTCATTTGGACCACCGGAGTTGCATGAGCATATTTGAGGGGAGTAAAGAATGAGTATAACAGAAGCAGTAGTGATTATAGCAGCATTAATTTATACAGGCTTTGTATTTTATATACTTAACAAGTGAGGCGGTAAGATGGATACACGAAATCACGAACATTACAAAGACCAAACGGCATATGATGCGATTAAGGCAGCAGATAAGCCGCCGGATTCGGTAACAAGAACAATTAATGCTATGAAAGCGGTAGCAGCAATAGATGAATTTGAAGTATTTGGACGGATTAAACTCAGAGATAAGAAAACGGGCAAGATTTATAGATAGCAGGAAAGAGGTGATTCCATTGGAAAAGTCAGTCCTGATCCAGTACTGCGATATGCAAGCGGAGATAAAAGAGCTGAGGAGGCTCGTAAGAATGACAGAAGAAAGGCTGGAAAAAATCGAGCGAGAGGGAGCGGTAAGTGATGTAGTGTCAGGAGGCATGGGAGGAATACAGCATTTTACAGTTGAAGGTTTTCCGGTTCCGGAACACGCAAAGGTAAAACAATTGTTGATATCGAGGCAGCAACGCTTGAGGATGAAAGAGGAAGAACTTCTTGAAATTACCAATCAAGCAGAAGAATACATAGAATCTATCGAAAAAAGTGAACTCCGGATTATGTTCCGACTTTATTATATCGATGGACTGACTTGGGCACAAGTAGCACATCGGATGAACTCCTTATTTCCTAAACGGGCAAAAGCCTACAATGAAAAGAATTGCCAGAAAAGAAATGAAAGATTTTTTCAAGAAAATTTATAAATGTCGCCCCATGTCGCATGAAAGTATGATAAAACTTAAAGTGGAGACAGAAGAAAGCACATCCTTTTGTCTTTTACTTCGTGAGATATTTTTTGCCAGAGAGACACCCTGTATTTTGCAGGGTGTTTTTCTTATGTAATTTTGTAATTTAACGACACAATGTACAGCACCTGCAATCTATAGTTATGGTATTTGTTAACCTCCTTTCTATCAGGCAGCAACCGGCTGTCTACTAAGGTGCTGGCATACGTGTTTTTGTTCCCTTAGCTCAGTGGTAGAGTAATGTCTCAGGTTCGATTCCTGGAGGGGGCATAGATAAAAGTACGGGAGGGATAGGAATGGCAAATAATCCGCGCTCACAGAATGGCACGCTCCGAAGAAAACACCGTGCCAGACTTAGGGCGATTGGTGGACCGTGTGGGATATGCAAGGGAAAACTTGGTCCTATACATTACGATGAGCCAAGCGACAGCAATCATCCGCTGTCATTCGTGATTGATGAGATCAAACCGGTATCGAGATGGCGAGAGTTTGGCTACGGTTCAAAGGAAGCTGCAGCCCAGGATTGGAATAATCTACAGGCAGCTCATTACTGTTGCAATGCGGCCAAGAGTAATAGAACGCAAGGCGAATTGGAGCGGTGCAAAGAAGGAAAGAAACAAAAAATAAATATTTTAGATGGTTGCTGGTAGCAGCTACAATGAAAAAATAACTAAATTATGCCAAAAATAAGAGAAAATACGTTAAAAATACGGATTTGATGAGACTTTTATATTTTTGGGGTGGGTAGGGAACCCCACCCCTTTTTGAGACTACCCCCGCCGTCCAGCGCCAATTTACACACAGGAAATTTTTAAGGAGGTGCTTTTGTGGCAAGAAAGAAAAAAATGAGCACCGTAACCAGTACTGGGAACCGGCTGGAACAACTAATAAATCTATCTCTGGTACTGGCAACGCAGATAGATGTCTGTGCAAAGAATGAAGATGGTAGCAAGCTGATGCCACCACTTGCAAAACAGTACAGGGAAACAATAAAAGAGATTGAAGAGATACAGGGAGTAGGTGAGACCGATGACGAGATTGGAGAAATCTTATCAGCGCGAGAAGCTGATGGGAAGCCAAGTACCATCCGTTAGAATTGTACCAGAAAGTGAATATACGGACGGGAATGATGCGGCTAAGATTTTGAAAGCAGGGAGACTCACTGTTGACCCTTGGCAGGGAAACGTGCTTCATGACTGGATGGGCAGGACACAGCATGATGCATGGTCGGCTCCTACATGCGGTATTTCTGTTCCTCGTCAGAACGGGAAAACCCTGATTACTTCCGGCAGAATTGCCAGTGGCATGATAATGTTTTCTGAGTGGGCAATCTATACGGCACATCTGCAAAAAACTGCAACAGAAACATTCATGGAGTTAAAGGGACTCTTTGAATCCCGAGGATTGGTGAAATACGTGAAAGAAATTAAATGCGCACTTGGACGAGAACAGATCATACTAAAGAATGGCGGACGCGTGCAATTTGTAGCAAGGACAAGAAATGGCGGGCGAGGATTGCATGGGGATTGTCTAATATTTGATGAAGCGCAGGAGCTTACCAATGAACAGCAGGCTTCTTTCCTTCCAGCAATCTCTGCTTCAAGGAATCCACAGACAATTTATTTGGGAACACCTCCTGATGAAAATTGTACAGGGACCGTTTTCCGGAAAATCCGAGAAAGGGCATTAAGTGGTGAGAGTGATTCAACTGCATGGACAGAATATTCTGTGAAAGAAATTGGAGACACATCAGATAAGAGTCGTTGGGCTTCATCTAATCCCGCACTGGGAAAGAGAATGCAATTAGGTACAATCAAAGCGGAGTGGGAACAGATGGACGAAGACACATTTGCCAGAGAACGGCTTGGTTGGTGGAGCCCGATTAATAACGCACAGGATTGGGCGATTGATAAAACAAAATGGGCATCATGTGCATCTGATCAGAAAAAGCCCGAAGGAAAGACAGCTTACGGTATTAAATTTAC